GTCGCTACGCTTCTCAAGTCCACCGACTGGAGTTTATCAAAGATGGCAAACCAACGGGTCATCAACATCTTCTCTGCATCAAAGGAGGGATGTGTCTCACACTCCTCCATGGTATTACCCGTACTGAGCGCGACGGACTTTCTTTGCGCGTTCGCATCGGAAAAGACAATTATTACTCCTGCACCTACGCTCAGCTCAGGCGAGATTCGGCTATATTTGAAATTCCCACTCATGATCTCGCCCTCATCACCTTTAATCATCAATTCGGAAAGGACCTGATCAAACATTTCGCCCCCACAGTCGATCCGGATCTTCTCGACTTGATGCGATTAGGCTTTTCCCCCAACGGCGAAGAGTACGTCTACACTCAGACGCGAGGTGAACACATGCCCTCTACTTCTTACACCTTCGGTAATGAACTCATTAATGTTGCCGACATTTATTCCTGCGCTGTCGGAGGTGAGTCTGGGATGTGCTCCTACCCTTACGTGAGCATGAAGACGGGACTCATTGTCGGAGTCCATTCAGCCGGCAGTTCTGTCTATTCCACTTGCACTTGTATCACCCGCCCTGAACTTCAAGCTTGGGTCAACAAAGCCACTGCAGCCATGAAGAGCACCATTTTCACTACAGGTCGTTCCGAGCTTCCTGACGACCTCAAAGCCCACTGCGGCTTCCATGAAGACCCGGTCCTTCTCGGAGGCATCCAGGTTATCGGACACACCGAAAAGAAACATTTCGCCAACACTAAAACGGGCCTCTGGGAGTCCGCTTTGCATGGAGTTTTCCCCGTCAAACATGCCCCCTCCCACCTGTTTAAAACACCAGACGGTACCCACGTCTTTCACAATTGGTGTGAGAAGAGTAAAGGCAAGAACCTCAGATATGAGTATCCCGACACCCAGAGTTCCTTTTCCTGGGACGGGTGTTTTCCTCCGCAGGCTGTTGGGATGAAGTACAGATCTTTCACTTTTGAAGAGGTGGTTTTCGGTATCCCCGATTACCTCCCTCCTTTAGACCGTTCCAACTCTCCCGGTTACCCCTGGGTGCTCAGAGGTCTTACCAGAGCTCAGGTCCTGGATGAACACCTTGCAGAACTCAAAGCTCAAGTGGACAATATCCACCAGCACGTCGTGAATGGTTTAGTCCCCCCCAGCCTTCACGTCGCCATGTCGAAGGACGAAGCCCGCCCCATCCCCAAGGTGGAGGCGGGCGACACCCGCTTCGTCTTCGTCGCCGAACTTTCCATGCTTATTTACAACAAAATGCGATTCGGTTGGTTTTTTATGGTCCACTCCACTTACATGAAAGACACAGACATAACCGTTGGAATCAACCCTTACGGACAGGATTGGGACTTCCTCGCTCGAGCCTTGCGCTTCGGGTTTTGTTCAGACAAAGACGTTGGATCTTGGGACATCAATTTTCCCATCCTCGTCGCCCACCAGTACCCGTATCAGGCCTCTTTGCGTTATCAAGGCGTTCCTGTTCGTGAACTTGAACTTTTGGCTTCCGCCACCTACTGCACCAATGTCCTATACATGAACATAGTTTTCCTTTTTGATGGGATGCCTTCCGGGGCTTTTCTTACTGCTCACCTTAATTCCGCCGTCAACTCCGTCGCAAACAGGGCGGTTTTTAACCGTTATCCTCAAAAGTATGCCCTCAAAAC